TCATAATCAAATTCCTTCATTAACGTCCTAGTAATTTTTGGATTGGTACTTGTTTAATCTTTTCTAACACATCTACTTCCACTCTGTCAACTACCTTGTCGAGTAAATCTATATCTATTTCCATGAATGGTGGTATGATACCTAACAACCTCAGTAAACCATCCACAAACAATGCAAGAGCAGTGAATCCTAAGATCATAGAGATAACCGTTGCGTCTCTATTGTGCTTTGCCATTGACTCAGCATCAATTCTTCTTGCTTCATCAATAGCATACCTGATAAGAGCATCTACTTCTTCTTTTGTGTATGTATCTTTAGGTCGTTTAACAACTTCAGTGAGAGGGAAGTTCTTTACTATCATATCTACCATATCATCCTCCGTCAAGTGCACATCCGATTGTTGCTCCTCCTATAATACCTGCAGGAATCGCCCACCATCTACCTTTACCTTGGGAACCATAACCTGCTAATCCACCACCCATGAGTGCACCTATAACTGACCCATCAGAGCAATCATTGTCATCATGATGATAAACATGTTCTTGAACTCTTACAGGTTCTCTGTAGACTCTTGTAGTGCCGTCACAAGGGACTTCTATTGTGTCTGTCCAACTCTTTACATAACCAGGACTATCCATTGTACCAGGTACATACTCTTCTCTGTACTCTGTTTTTGTACATGTTCTAGTGAGTGAATATCCTTCTTGATATTCGTTAGCAATAGCAGAAACAGGAGTTAGTGCGATTACTGAGGCAAGAAATACTTTCATTTGTTTAATTACTATGTTTATATTATAGCAAAAAGGGGAGCGTTGTAAACTCCCCTTGTGCCAGTTTATAAAGTGGACCTAATCTTCTTCTGCTAATCTAGAGAAGTATGATAAAGTATCCTCTTCATCTTGTACTGGAGAAGAAGCAACTGCTTTCTCTCTGAAGTCTGATACCTCTTGTCCCCATGATGAAGGTGTTTTACCTTCTGATAAGTCCTCAAGTGACTCATCTTCTGTAGTTGGATGAGGTATTGTCAAACCTAATACAAGGTCAAGACGTTTCTTCAAAGCATCGTAGTCTTTAAAGTTCTTTGCACTTTCAAATTCTGTTAAAGAGTATCCCTCTTTCCAGATAGACTCTAACTTAGAGTCATCAAATCCACCGAGTGTTGATGTTGCTGCAAACTCTGACTTATCATAGTTCCAGTATCCATCTAACTTTCTGATCTTCAGTTTGAAGTCAGCACCCTTCCAGAAATTGAAAGGATCTAGTGGTGTCTCGTCTGCAAATGCAGGTTGCATTGCTTCAACGAGTTTGTCAAAGATCTTCTTACCATACTTATACAAGAAAACCTTACCTTCGTTCTCTGGGTGTGCAGGATCTGACACAACGTAGATATTAGAATAGTAAGATAACTTTCTCTTTTGAGCACGAGCAATGTTCTTGTCGGACTCTTTTCCACTGTTCCATAGTTCACGATTGTACTCGCCAACTGGATCATCTTTTCCAATAGTTGTTAAACTATTTTCAATATACCATTGTCCACCAGGACCTTTGAATGCGTGACTCCATACCTTTGCCCAAGGCATTTCCTCACCCTCAGGTGCAGGAAGGAATCGTATTACTGCGAATCCATTACCAGACTTGTCTAGTTCTGGTTTCCAAAATCTCTCATCAGCACTATTGTTCTGTTGAGGTTGATTGATTTTCTCAATCTCTTGTGTCAGTTTGCTAAGGGTGCTACCTGCAGAGGCAGCTTTCTTAAGTGATGCAAAAGACATAATCGTATTCTCCGTATTGAATGTATTGTGAGTATTGTACTGTGTAATCGTACCATACTATTTATCAAGTGTCAAGTTCTTTCTTTCTAGCAGCGTCTAATGTTTCTGTTAATTTGTCCAAACACTCATATAAGTTTTTAAATCCAAATGCTTTCGACATTAAATTAATTCTTTCTTTCATGTCTGCTGCTTCACTATCCTCTGGTGCAGACAAACACAACCGTGTATAGAATGTTCTTTGTTTATCAATTAGATCATTACACTTATCAATATGTGCTACACGAGTTTCTTTAGGTTCAAACTGTATCCTCGCAGTCATAGATGCAAGATTCTGATAAGTTGTGAATATGTCTCTTAGATCATCTTGTACTTGTTCTGATTGGAAAAACTCTGTCATACTTTCTCCTTTATTGTGTCTAATATTGTTTCTTTATAAACATTACAATCTAATGATATAAAGGGTTGGTATTTAATAATTTTCATTCTAACTTCTTTCCATATAGGATCAGTTAAAACTCTATCAAAATCTTTTACAAATCCTAAACAAGTTTCAAATACTACAAGAGTTTCTAATGAAATCTCTCCTGCAAGATAAGACTTTAACAGTTTAGGATGACTACCTTGTTTGATAGAAAATACTCTATCAAAATAATCTTGGTAAGGATAGTCGTACTCATCTAATAGTGAGTAAACATCTTCTTTAAATTTATAAGAAAAAGATTCTTGGTTTATCTTCCAAGTCTTGTAGACATCATCACTGAATGATTTTATATAACCTTTAGGATCAAATACAAAATTAGCAACAAAATAATCTACAAGTTCTTGATTAGAATACTTAGTTGCTAATTTTTTGAAGAAATAACGATCATGCCTTTGCTCAAAAGCATCTTCACTTGCACGAACTTTACCACGATACTTATGGTAGTTGTACTTTTCTTTAGTGAAGTGTTGTTTCAATGCAAGATACATTTTATACACTTCAAATCCTGTCACAGTGGTAGAACTCCTTTAGAAGATTTTTTCATGTAGTTTAATCTCTGTGCTTCATGACGGAGACGTTCTTTTAATGGTTTAGAAACTAACTTAGGTACAGTTTCTAATTCAACCTCATTCTCTTGGCAGTAGGTGACAATGGCTTCAATGTAAGTGATCAATCCGTTACTTGCTTTGACTAATCTTTCAATCTCTTGAGAGAACTTAGTTGGTGTTAGGAAGTTATCGTCTTGACCTTTCTTAGCATCTTTAGGCATTGACTTTTCCCCTAACAAATTCCTCAATGTAGGATTTAAGTAGTTGTAAATAGTCATCAAGATTGTGCTTCTGAAAGATTTGTATAGATCCCTCTTCTGTTGCGATAAGTGTGACAATTTTCTTGACCTCAATTCCAGTTCTTTCAAGGAACATTGCTGCGTATGCAGTTTCTTGGACAAAATAGTTTTCGATGTGTTCCTCTTTTTTTTCTTTAGTGGACGTTTTAAAATCAATTACTGCCAACTCACCGTCGAACTCTGCTATACAATCAACACGACCTGCTAAACCAAGATAGTGTGAGTAAAGAAATGATTCTAAACAATGTATGTTGTTTATTCGATTAAGAGTATCTTTTGCGGACTGAAACATTCTAACAGATAATGGATTATTATCCAAGTATTTGTCAAGATCCAGTTCACCATTGATGTAATCTTCTGCGATACTATGGAACGCAGTTCCTCTCTGTGTTGCCCTTGCAGTAATACGATTCGCCTCGTCCTCACCAATTTTAGTTCTCCATTCTTTGAAGAACTTAGCGTTCTTAAACGATGTGATTGAGGTTACGCTTGGGTAATATTTATCAGTTTTAGGTAGTTTATAAAACCTAACACCATCTTTGTTCACAGGTTCGACCTCTAGAGGTTCGAGTTCTACATCAACAAATTTAAAAGTCATTAATTAAAACCGAGATTATATTTCGCAATTAGATAAGACTTAACTAATCCAGAGCGAACGATGTCACCGATATCAAATTCGATGGCACTAAACTCTTTCATCTCGTTAATTATTCTAATAAAATCTGAGATGCCTGACTTCTCATAATCTTTTGTGAGGTCAGACTGTGCTATGTCTCCACAGAAAACAATCTTAGAATCTTCACCTATCCTTGTAATCATAGAGTCGAGTTCATGAAAGTTTAGATTACTGAACTCATCCACAATAACGATAGTGTTATCAAGAGTGACACCACGAATAAAACTGGTAGACCAGAAATCTATAGTGTCTTGTGATCTGAGATTGTCATATAGCATCTCAAATGAATTGTCATCAGGCATACTAAACATATACCTTACCATATTTTTATATGGTATCTGATAGAGATAGGATTTATCCTCATGGTCACCAGGTAGGAAACCAATTTCTCTAGTAGGAACTAATGACCTTACGATTACTATTTTATCATATTGTGTGGATTCGTCAAGTACCTCTTGGAGTGCGAGATATAATGAAATAAATGTCTTACCTGTTCCTGCTGCTCCATGTAGTAATAAATTTTTGCCATTAGCATATGCCTCGAACGCTAACTTCTGATTATCAGTTATCGGTTCGATGGGTGTCATGTAAGATTTGTCGATGGGTTTCTTACGTTTCATCATCTTCTTAGACATGGGTTGGATTGGTACTCCGTTCTGACCATTTCCATTCATTTTCTTTCTTGCTCTTGGCATTATGTAAACCTCGAAAGATTAGCAGTAGGATGATTCTCTTGAACCTTAGACATCACTTCTTTGAATCCATCCTCCATTCTAGGGGTGCCATAGGTGACACCACCAGTTCCTTCAGACCAGTCTTTATCCCACTCTGGGTTGTCCTTTCGCCACTGCTCATAATCTTTTAAACTCATATGGAGTTCTTGTTTCTCTTGAGTATTTTTATTTATTACTGGGTAAATAGGCATGTTAATTAGTTATTTTCATAATTTTTAAACAATAATGATACTAACAGACCTAGTGCTAGTGCTTGCCAATATGTGATTACTGTTAATCCAAACAGGGGTGGCATGACCCAGTTCCATAACCATCTTACAATAAAAGGTTTAAGAAAGAATGTAATAACAGCACCAACTGCTTTACCACCTAGTTCTTGTTGTTCCTTCTCTGTCATTTTAGATGGATTTTTAAAGTTTTTATATACTGTCATCGTTTTTTCTTAGGTTTCTTTGCTTTTTCAGCAGGATCTTTCCACATGTTAGGTGCAACTCTACCCTCCGCTTGCATCATACTAACAAAGTTTTCTTTGTATAGATCATAATAATAATCAAAAAGATCTACCTGTTTAGATGCCATTGCCAAGTCATACTTCTCTACACCATCTACTTTGTAGATGATTAAGTAGCATGTATATGGCAATGTTTTGTCTTGTGCTTCGTCCTTCTTACAATCTTGTTTTAAGATCTTCACGAACGACCTCCCCATACTATAGTAGGAAATGCTTCAGAGATAACCGCTTTGGTAATTCTCTTGTACTTGTCATTCAACTTACCATCCTTTACAAGACAAAGAAGTTCTGCTTCTTCAGCAGAGAGTCCTTCTAGTAATTGAATAAACATTTGCTCTCTCTTGGCACGAGGGAGTCTAGGTTCACCACCCCTAAAGAATCTGTAAAGACCTCTGTACTCAGACTCTAAACGAGTGTGATCAGTTCCTACAGGTGCATCATTAGGATTATATGGAACTTCTCCCTCAGGCATGAGTGACACAACAGACTCATCAAAATTAATGATCATTAGTTGCCTTAGAGCAACACTGTTATGTTTGGTAAGAAGTTCTACCTTTTCTTTTTTAGTTTTAGCATTAGAGACCTTACGTAAGACCTCACTAATAAGCAATCTTGTATTGCTATTTTCAAGTGTTTTTGGCATGATTAATTAATCGTCATCTTCATCATCGTCTTCAACGATCATGTCACGAAGGTAAATTAGATCGTCATGTACTATTTGTCCATCTTCATCAAGCATTTCTGGATGAGTGACAGACTTAGCATAGGCAGCATTTTCAATGTAGTCTTCTACATATCCTTTTGCTAACCATGAGATCGTAATACCTAGTAGGAATGCTCCGATCGTGACCAGAACAACTAATGTGATTTCTAAAACAAAACTTTCCATTAGTTCCTCCTTGAGTATCTGGTTTTATTTAGACCGTTTCTTACGACCAGGTTTCCTTTCTTTTTCATACAACCAAGCACCCTCTAAAATAGAATAGAGATACTTTCTGATTTTCCTTGCTCTTGGTTTACCAAGAAAACCATATGCTTCACGAAGCAATTGGTGTTCAGAATCAGAACCACCTTTGATGTATGCATCAAGATCGGAAATAGTTAAAGCAAGACCACCTGCAGTAGGAGAGTCGATAAACTTCCTAGTGTATGCACGTGTTGCCTTTGAGTCCTTCAAGTAATTATAACACTTAAAGTAAAATTTGTCATCACTGAAAGCAAGATCAACTGCTCTCTCGACCATTTCTTCAATGTCATCCATTAAATAATTCCTTGTTCCTGTAAGTAGTGCAAGGTATCTTTACAACCACCTATGTGTTTGTTATCTATCTGCACTTGAGGAAAGGTTGCACCCTCTCCGAACTCAGCATAGAACTCTTTGCGTGTAAAGTCAACACCATACTTATACTCAATGTATGGAAACTTTACACTATCCATTAATTGTTTAACTCTCTCACACCATTGACAGTTATCTCTGGAGTAAAGAACAGTTTCATATTTATGGTGTTCCATGTCTATACGATAAGTTTTAATTTATGTATGAAACTAACATACCATAAAAAAAGAGACCTGTCAAGCAGGTCTCGATTTTGTTCCGTTGTAGAGTGACACGAAAGGTGTCAACACTATTTAGAACTTGTACTTTAATCCAGTTTTGAATTCGTACTTGTTGTCTCCACCTTCATTTGATTCATACTTGATGGATGCTTTAGCACCAACTGAATCTGAGATAGGGAAACCTACACCAGAAGCAACAAACCATTCTGTGTCTGCCTCTTTACCATCTTCTACTGTTGTGACAGGGCCACCTTCAACAAAGTACTTAGTAGTACCAACTTTACCTGAGTAACCGATACTTGCTTCAAATTCTGTAGAATCG